ACATTGCAAACCATAACAAGTATCCACCAGCGCAAGTAGACTTACCCATCTGACGTCCTAGCATGTTAATGCTGTATCTGTTTTCGTGGTAACACTTTAACAAGTCGATTTGATAGTCGAACAAGTCAAACTTAACACGGCCTTTAGTAGGGTGTTGGATGTATGCATGAGTAGTTAAGAAATAAACAGGATCATCTGCACATTTAACAAGCTCTTCAATTTGTTCATGTGTATACTGTTCCTGTTGATAAGGTTTCTTAACTAGTACGTTTTCTTGAGGTTGTGCCATTATGTAAGTATTTAACCTTTTTCACAGATAAGAAAAGGTGCCAAGCACCTTTTCCATGTTTTAGAAGATTATTTTAAACCTGCTAGCTTACGCATATAAGCTAAATGTTCTGCCGATTCGTTTGTCTTTTCTTCTTTATCTTTAACAGCTTTCTTCATTGGTTCTTTTTTGTCGCCGTCTTTATCGACGTCCAAGAAGTCTGGCTTGGCCGCTTCTTTGACTTTCTTCTTGTCAGCAACTGCTTTTTTCATTGATTCTTTCTTGTTACCGTCTTTATCAATATCTAAGAAGTCTGGTTTTGCTTTTTTGCCTTCTTCAACTTTTTCTTCTTTTTTCTTTTCTGGTTTCTTGCCTGTAACAGGAACTCCTGCTTTTCTTTGTAGGTCTTTGATCATGTCTTCGTCGTCGCCATGTCCTAGTGTATCTAAAGCCTTTTTACCAAATGCCTTAACTTTGTCCATTACGCCTTCTTCGACTTCAGTCTTTGCTGTGCCTTTAAATTTCTTATAGCTTTCCATCATTGATTCAAAGGCCAATGGATTGTCTCCTTGGCCTGGAGCCTTGTTTTGTCCGTAATTTTTATTGCCTTCGCCAGTGCCTGCCGCGCTTTGGTCGACAGTATCACCATGACTACGTTGTTGTCCGTCTGAACCAGCTGGAGTGTTTGCCCAGTCGCCAGATTCTTCAACTTCGTCGTCTTCGTCTTCTTCATCGTGCTCAGCCGCTTCTTCTTCATCTGATTCACCAGCTTCGTGTTCTGCATGTTCATCGCCCATGTCGACATCGTCTGCATCAATTGAACCTAGTACTTCAATGCCAACTGGTTCGTCATGAGCTGGTTCGCCTTCCATGCCAGCAGTACCTAGTGCAGGAACTGCGGATAGGCCAAGACCTGTTAGTTGGCCGCTACCGTAACCAATGTCAGTAGCCGGCTCAACAGAGTGAGCACCTACTTCAACACCGCCTAGTTTCATCATGTGAATGATGTCTTCTGGGTTGGTTGTACTAACTGTAACAGTTTTGTCGTTAGTAGTGATAGTTAGGTTGTAACGATCTTCTTGTTGTTGCTCTAAAGGAGCTTGCCAATCCATACCGCACTCTTTAAGAGCAGATTCGTTTAGCTTTACTTTAGCAAGACGTAAGATGCTAGTTACTTCTTCGCCTACTGTTTTGTTGTCTTTAAATGCCATAATTATCTTCCTATTTTCATTGGATCAGGGATGGTATTTCTACCGCTGATTGGACTTAATGATTTTTCTTGCTTTAGAGGCTTAGAAGGTTTAACGTCAGACTTTTTAGCAAACTCTTGCTTGCGCTTCTGTCCAGCTAAGTCCTTTAAGAAGCTTGCATTAAAGTCATCACCAAATGCAGGCTTTGTTTTTGTTTTTTCTACTTCAGAATACTTTTCGTCTGTTAAACGTGCAATGTATTCTTCTTCAGATTCTTCTTGTTGATCCATTTCTTCTTCACGCGGTGCGTCTGGGTTACGTACTTTAACTAGGCTAGGATCTACACATAGTAGCTCGCATAGTTCTTGCTTAACAGTATCGTAACTTACAGGAAGTGCTGTCACAGCATCAATCAAGTAAATCTCATATCCCTTGTAGTCAGGAAAATCTGTTGGTTGGCTTTGTAGCATCAAACGTGCTACATCGCTTACATCCTTAACATCATACTTTTTAAGATGACGTTCTAGCGTTGCCATTTGGTCTTTGCTAGGTTCAAACGCCAGTTTGATGCGGATTTTATAGTCTTTTTGGTTAGCTTCAATGTATTCTAATAGGGTTTTCATTGCACAATCTCCGATACATTATTTATCATTTTTGATTTTATTAACAATGCCCTGAAGAAGTGCGTTTCTATCCGTCACAATGTAGCCTTCGCCTTCTACTACTGCTCCGGAGCCTTCTGATGCTTTACCACTTTGGAACTTGTCTTTATCCAGTTGTAACTTGCTGGCTTTGAGCTGTAGTTCAATCCTACGTAATTTTGCATCCAATTTGCTGTTCTTTGCAGAAATAGCATTGCTCATCATTTTACTGGCAACATCAAATATCATACCAGCATTGCGGTCATCTACGTTCATGCCCAAGTCAACTAGTCTGTCATAAGTTTCCATGGCTTTTTTAGCATAGTCGTCAAAGTCTGCATCTGTGCTATCTACGTCTTTAACTTGCGGCAATGCTCGTTCGATTTTATTTGCCAAATCTAGTGTAGCTTGAATTTCTTCGATTGGGGCTACCTCTGTACTGGTAACTTCTTCATCAACATCTGCATCCTGTTTGGCTAAATCCCAATCTGGATCTTGAGTGTTAATTGTTGCATCGTTGGGCGGTAAGCCAAACAATTCTTCTAGCTTGCGTGTCATTTTTTCTTCTGTCCCATTCTGTTGTATATGTCTTCCTCTGTGACTACCCTGAACACTGCACCGTGCTTGCGGCACCATGCTTTACAGGCTTCCCACTTAGCCATATTTAATACCACTGCCGCCTTTTGTTGTTGACTGCGGGCTTCTTCTAATCTAGCTTGGCCACGTGGTTTAATTTCAATAACTTCAGTTGTTTTTTGACCTTGAGGATTTTGATACATAATAACAAAATCTGGAACATAGAATGTTTGTTTTCCTGTAAAAGGATTGATGTAAGGTATACGTAAACTTTCGCTGGCCCAGTTAATAATACCCGGGTGGTTATCGCAAAAGCGCATAAATGTAAGTTCCCAGCCACTGCGATACTTTGGTGTACTGTTACCAATGTACTTGTCTGGGTTTGTAACGGTATATCTACCCTGTCTGTAATTTGTTGCCATTAAACTATTGCACGAGAAATAAACTTATTAGTCTTTGCTAGATTCTCGACTCCTAATTTGTTGCCGGCTCCACGTAATAAATTTAACTGGTCAATAAGTTGCTGATCGATGTTTAATCCGTTTGCTGAAATTTTAGCAAGGATAGTGTTATAAGGTTGTTGTGTAATGTTTGCAATTAATAATACTTCATAGGCTAATACACGAGCAATATTAGGAGTGATTCCTTTACGCTCTAAGTTAGCTGTTACAATATCATATGTTTGCTGATTGATAGCATAGTTTAAAGGGCTATCACCTGTAATAGTTGAAGCTACCATATTAACCTAACCTTATAAATTTCTGTAGCGGACTTAAATTTGTTAAATTAGTAATGGAGCCAACATCTACTCCATTGGCCGCGGCCTGATCTAATGTTGCTTGTTCGTACTGACTTGCTTGCTGGTTAATTTTGCTGTCAGATGTTACACTGCCAAACGCTTTTCCGCCAATGCCGCTAATAGCTGGAAGTTGTTTGGCCACTGTGACTGCAATGCCTGCGGCCGCAATTGGATTCTTTAACAATCCGCCTACGCCTTGTTGTTTAACCATTGATGCTACACTTAACGCGGCCGCAATAGTTGTAGGATTAATAGCTTTACCTACTCCAATATTTCCGCCGCCCAGTTTGTCGATAACAGAGTTTCCTGCACTTACAATGTTATTCTTCAAATTACTGATCTTATCGCCAATTTGTTCTGCTAAGTTTGCAGGAGGTTTATTACCTGGGCCTGTGATAGCATCACCAGATGCACCTGTTGTCCAGCCAGGTTCTTGTTCGTCCATACCAGCTTCGCCTTGTGCGTCCCAACGTTCTTCAGGAGGGAAACCTGCTAGCTCATTGCTACCTGCATCTGGTTGTTCACCGCCGTCTTCGTTGGCCGCACTATTGCTACCAGCATACTGCGCTTGGTCTTCGTGCATAGTTGTCGGACGGAATACTACACTTTCGTACTGAATAGTAATAGTCCATGTTACTGGACTACCTGCATCAGTGTAGTCTAATGTATCGTGTTGTACTGCTGTAATCTTAGGATTGATTAACAATGTTTGGTCAACCCATCCACCGTATTCCCTGTTAACAACCATAGTAATAAAGAAATTGTTATTTGTATCATCAACACTGGCATAACCATACTCACCTTTAAACTCCAAACTTAGTTGGTCAGGTTGCATGGCATTAAAGCCAGTATCGTTAAAGTTGTTAGGGAAATAATATTCCATGTACGCCATTAATAATGCTTGGAACGCATTATCAATAGTGTCAAAGAATTTTACTTGAACTTGTTGCCACTCTACTTTAGTGTGTACTAGTCTGTGCTTGTTGTATTGATTTAAACTTTGTGTGCTAACGTTCCATGTTGGTAAGTCTACGCTTTGTGCTCTTAAGGTAAGTTCGCTTAATAGTTCGTTTACTCTGTCAGAGCCAATTTTAGTAGCCAACAGTTCAGTAGCACCTGGACTTAGCTCAAAGCCAACAGTCCAGTTGTGTTTAAGTCTTGGGATCCTACCGAATTTGATCCAGTTAGTATTAGATAGATCTTTTTCACGAGATTCCGGGGTTTGGTTATTCCCCGGAATATAGTAACCAAATGCGTAGTGAGGATCTTGTTTAAGTGCATCAGCCATTTGTTGCAGAAGAACCTGTAGTACGTAGTGATGGGCCTAAACCTAGTTCGCCCAATTGGCCTGGTAGGTTTGGAACAACTGCGTTACCAATTTGGTAATCAGCCGCATCGTACTGTACAGTCATCTGAATTGTAACGGCGTCGCTGGCGCTATAATCCATGTCGCCGAACTGAACGTCTTGCAAGAAGCAACCGTTCAAGCTCCATGTATCGATAACACCTGTAACATCGTCTTGGCTTCCGTCAAGAGTTTGAATTAGCATACCGAACTTATAGTTAGCACCTGCCAATGGACCGCTTTGGTTAGCATGATCCATCTGACGGCCTAGTTGTGCAGAAATCAAACTTGTTACACTATTGCTTACGTCATCACGAACTGTGATACTGATTGGGCTCCAGCTGTGCTTACCTGCAACATAGATTTTACTGTTGTAAACGTCTAGTTCAACTGCTTGGTGTTGTAGCTGTGGACGGCCTACACTTACAATTTGACTTGTAAATGTATTTGCTCCTGGCATTAAGCCATTACCTGCACCAATAAAGACTACACGGAATCTGTATTTTAGTTTAGGCATTAGGAGAGGTGTATCGCCACCTGGAACTCCGAATTTTGATAATTGTGCCATGTTATAATAACTCCTTTACGGACATACATCTATTTAGCCAAAAAGCCAGTAGAAAATTAAGTACATATAGAAAAAGCCAGGATTTCTCCTGGCTTTTAATGCCTATTGCTAGGCGCTTCCCATCCCACGGGTTGTTTTTATTGTAATGCCCCTGTATTAACGATACGTACTGGGATATAGATAAATTCAGCGGCCTTTGTTGGCTCGATTGCAATATCAATCCATAGTTCGTTAGCATCAATACGTGATGGTGTGTTGTTTGTAGTATCGCAAACTACTAAGAAGTCATAGATACCACGTTTCTGCATGATGTCTC